GGCCGGGATTCTCGCGCTGTGGAGCCGGAGCAAGATTGCGGCGGGAGGGGTTTGCTGTCTTGCGGCCACGTTTATCTTCTGGTGGCCGCACCCGCTCGATTCGATTCATGACAGGTTAGGGGTTTGGCAGGATACGATAGTCTGGATCCGGCCATGGGGGCATGGGCTTGGCTCGTTCATGGTGATGTTCCCCGCGCTCCAGGTTCATTCCGACGCCCTGTTCCTACGCTATGAAAACGCCCACAGCGACATCGTGCAGGTGTTATTTGAACTAGGCTTGGGGGGAGCGGTTATTATCGGATTGCTGCTGCGGAAGATGGTCTTTGCGGAACGCACGGCGGCTTGGTATGCTCTGGTGGTCTTTCTGGTCGAGGGCTGTTTTGGCTTCCCGCTTTACAAGCCGGTTACTATGGTGTTTGCAGCCTGCCTTGCAGGTCATGTTCTTGACGGCTGGAATCCTTTACGCAGTCTGTTCCTTCACGTCCGACTGGTACTACGGACAAGGCTTGAGAACCGACCATTTGGCCGACTATCAACTCTCGGCAGCGCTGTTTCCCTTGTTGCGAAGTCACCGTACCGGAGCGGCTTATTGGGCGGCGGCGAACGATTCCAAGGTGAATGTGGGGCTGATTGATGCGGCTTTGCAGACTGACCCCAATGCAGCCGACTTGTGGTACAATCTCGCCCGGCTGCGGTTGCAATTGGGTGACACTAGGCAATATAATGAAGCGCTGGCACGGCTCAAAGAGCTTTCGCCGCACAACATGTACCGGGTGGTTGGAGGGGGTTAAATGCGCAAGATTCTGTCCATAGCGGCGGCGGTGCTCGGAGCCGCTATTATTGCTCGTGCGGCCAACGTCCCCTTCGTGACCGGCCCGCTCGATCCCGGAAACGCGGTCGGTAATGCTAATCAGTTGATCCAGAACATCAACACCTACGCTCCCGGCATTGTTGCAGTCCAGCCCGGTCCCATTGCAGACATTGCATCCACCGTCGAATACACTTTTGTGACAACGACCGTTCCGACAGGTACATTAACCGCTCCGGGTCAGGCTCTGCGCATCACCTGTTCGGGCATCACATCCAGCGATAGCAACACCAAGACCGCCAAGCTCTATTGGGGCACGGGTGTAAGCATCACTACGGGCGCGTTCTCGACCGGCGGTTCGGTTTGGGAATTGCAGTTGCTGGTCATGGCCGCAACCTCCCCCGTGACTGCGAATACCGTCTACAACGGTCACTCGATAGTCTCATCGGCTTCCGGTGTAGCGATGGCCTCCGGCGGTATTCCAAACGTGCTTGAGGTTGGCGGCAACGACACCAATTCGGTGGATAACCTCAACACTGGCGTTCCGGTCAAATGCACCGGCACCAATGGTGCGACAGCATCAACTGCTGACATGATTATGGAACAGCTTGTCATCGAGCAGGTGAAGTGATGGCGAAGATGGGCGGCGGTCAGGGCTCCATGGCGGCGGAAACCAGGATTCATCAAAAGGGGATGAAGGACCGTGCGCCGCAGCCCGTAGACGCTTCGATGCGGTGCAAAGGTGGGAGTGTCAATAATGACACAACTAGACGCGAGACAGCGCCCACACCCAAAACCATCGGCCCGCGCGAAGCTTGAATTGGTTCGGTCGGACCGGGTACGAGCGCCTTCAAGGGGTGAGCCGCAGGTTAAGTCCTTTCCTAGCGGTTCCTCGGTCCGACCGGAGCTTTCCTGTCAGGTCGAATCCTTCCGCGCCATAGCCTATGAACTGCCGCCATTATTCGAGCGGCACTATGCCGAACTTGCCGAGAACAAGGATGTGTATCCGCTGGACCCGGATTGGGAGCGGTATTTCATGCTGGAGGCTACCGGCACATTGCGGATGATGACGGCACGGTGCGAGGGTGTCCTAGCTGGTTACATATCCAATCTGGTAGGGCCTCATCTTCATTCTCGCCAGACCATCTTTGCCGAAATCGAAATGTTCTGGCTCGATCCGGTCTATCGTGGTGGCTGGTTCGCCATGAAATGGTTTCGGGAGAACGACGCCTACCTGAAATCTCTCGGTGTCAAACTCGTCCACGTCTCTGAAAAGCTGCGATTCAAAGATGGTCGAGCGGGGCTGATCTTCAAACGTCTCGGCTATCGACCAATCGAAATGAACTTCGTTAAGGCACTGTAATGGGCTTAAGCGCGGGCGCACTGGCACTTGGCGGCGGACTGGCCGGATTGTTCGGTGGCGGTGGCGCGAGTAGCGTGCAGTTACCGCCACAGTTCAACATGCCCAATATGGCTGGCGCTGCTAACAACGCTTACGCCGGGATTGGTGGGCTGAATGGCTATAATACTTATGCTGGTAGCATCCCGGAGGTCTCAAACATCACCGGCAGTCTTGTTAACAATCCCTATTCTGGTGGCTATCAGACGGCGGCGCAAACAGCAGGAAACGCGCTTACGGGCGGGGGCCTAAGTTCGTATCTTTCGGGTGCTGGTCTAACAAACGCGGGCGGTCAGGTTCTCAACACCGCAATGGACCCGCAGCAGGCTCTTTATAATCAGCAGCTACAGCAAACCATGGCCCAACAGGGCGCGGCCAATGCGCAGGCCGGAGTGGGGACAACTCCCTATGGCGCAGGCTTGCAGGACAACAATATCCAGAATTTTAATATTGCTTGGCAGAACGCTCAACTCGGGCGACAGCTTCAAGGACTTTCTGGAGCGGCAGGGGCCTACCAGAGTGGCGCTGGATTGATGCAGGGCGGCGGTCAAGAATTGCTGATGGGCGGTCAAACTCCGTATTCCGCCTTTCAAAATATTGGTGGCGGGCAGATAGCAAACTTGGGTACACTTGGGCAGTTCGGTCAATCGGCTTCGACATTGCCGCAGAGCACCATCCAGGATTATCTCTCGTATCTGCAAGCGGGCAATCAGGCAGGTGGTGTAGCCAACCAACAGGCGCAAGTCGGGTTGCAGCAGCAGCAACAGGGCTTTAATCAAAATCAGATTTACGGAAGCCAGATTGGCGGCGGCTTAGCATCGTTGGGTAATCAGGGTTACGGCATGGGAGGGTCAGGCTGGAGTAATCTAGCGGCCATGTTCTGATGCCCGGCGGGATTGGCGCTCTAGGTGGCCTCGGCAATGCCCTGACCGGCTACAATCAGGAATACGACCAAAGTCTAAAGCAGTTGGCTGATATTGCCTTTGGCAAGACGCTGCAATTGCTCAGCAGCGGCCAGCAGCCCCCTCAACCACCAATGCCCCAACCGCAAGGTTGGGCACAGCCGCAGGGCCAACCACCCCTGCCGGGCGGCGGCCCACAGGCCCCCCAGGTCATGCAACCGCCGCCCGCTCCTATGCAGGGGATGCCGCCACAAGGTATGCCTCAGGGCCAGCCCGGCATGATGCCACAACAGATGCCGCAGGGCGGGGGTATGCCTCCCCCAATGCAGCGGCCACCCATGCCGCAGGGCGGCGGTCAGATGCCTCCCCAACAGCAGCAGCCCACGGGCGGTCAAATGCCGCAGGGTATGCCGCAAGGCGGTCAGCAGGGACCGCCGGGCGGCCAGCAGACACCACAACTGAATTGGCAGACAATATTCCAGAAGGTGCGGCAGGCTAACCCCGGCGCTACCCCACAAGTATTGGCGGCTGCGGTGGACCGTTTCATGCCGCTGATGAACCAGCAGTCGCAGCAGCAGTGGAAAGAAGTCGCGCAGCAGATGAAGGAAATGCAGCTTGGTATGGCTCAGCAAAGAGTTAACCAAGGTGAGCAGAGAAATTCAATGGAATTGGATCGCATCAATATGATGCGCCAGCAAGCCGGTCTACCGCCGTTGTCTCAGGGCGAAGCCGCCAATACTCCAGCCGGTGCCGCCGCAGGACCTGACGGCCAAAAAGGCGGAGCGGCTACTATCGGGGATGCAATTATTGATTATAAGCAGCCGCCGACAATGCAGGGACTTTACCGGCAGGGGCCAGCGGTGCGCGCCTATCTGGCACAGAAAGGATTTAACCAAGCCAAGGCCATACAGGATTGGAACGCACAGACAAAATTAACGCAGACGATGAACGGCCCGCAGCAGGTCAGATTCCGGCAATTGGCTAACAGTGTGCAGCCATTTTTGGATGACGTTAAAGACCTTGCCGTACAAATGGATCAGAGCGGCCTGAACGCCCTTAATGATCTTGAATTGAAGGCCAAGAGCGAAGTCGAAGGCAATACACCGGAAGGCCAACTAGCTACGCGCTATCTCACGGCAATCAATGGCATTAGGGGCGAATTGGCGCAGTTGGAGAATGGCGGGTATGCGCCTACAGACCCGGCATGGAAAACCGCTTATGAACAAGTGAATGCCGCGCGTGGGGTGAAGGCGCAGTTGGCCGCGATTGACGAAATGCACAAGATCATTGGTTATCGTATTCAGGGCATGGACAGCGTTGGTGGGAATGTGCCCGGATCGGACAATCCATATTCGGCACCAAAGACCGGAGAACCTACGGACAAGTCTGGCTGGACCATTGAAGAAGTAAAATGATATGCCGACCTTCGACATTACATCGCCCGATGGAAAAACATACCGCGTCAACGCGCCAGAAGGATCGACAAAAGACGACGCTCTGAAATATGTCCAGCAACAGCACGCGGCAAAGCCACAGACAACGGATGTTGCTACGGCTCCACCCGGTAAAATCCCCGAACAGAACATGGGGATGGTTGGCAGCGCTTTGACTGGCTTGCAAGACCCATTGGTAGGTGGAAAACAACTCTACACCCATCTTACAGGGTCGCCCGAAGAATCCGCCAAAGTTGATACACAGGTCCAGCAGCGCGAAGCTGACCTGCAAGCCAAAGGTGTCAATCCAATAGCGCGCGGTGCAGGCGCAATGGTCCCCGGCATGGCTCTAGCCGGCCCCGCTGGTGCTCTAGGGTCGGTCGGCGGCGCGATGCTAGGCGGCGCAGTTGGTGGTGCCGTGCAGGGCGCATTAGCGCCAGAAGGTGGACAGGGAAACTATCTCGATCAGAAAACCAATGATGTATTGTTCAGTTCGGCTTTCGGCGGTGCATCCGCAGGTCTGTTCAAGGGTGCTGGCAAAGTCATAGCGCCTACGCTGGATACGGCTGCAAAGGCCATGAAAGATGCCGGGGTGCCGCTCACCCATGGGCAGATCATGGGGCCTATCGTTCGCCGGGCGGAAGAAGCGTTCAAGAGCGTTCCTATTCTTGGCGATTTTATCATGAATGCCGAGAAGCGCGGTGTTGAAGGTTTTGACCGGGCATATCTAAATCAGGGTCTTTCGTTCATCGGACAGAAGTTGGACGATAAGGTGCCAATCGGCAGGGACGCAATTGCCAAAACACAAGACCTAATATCGGCTGAATACGACAAGCTATTGCCGACACTAAAAACCTCTCTGGACAAGGATTTGGTCAGTGACCTAACCAATGTGCGGCAGCAGGCAAGAGAGTTGCCGAAAAGCCAGCAGGACCAGTTCGTACAGATTTTGAATAACCGCCTAGCTCCGGTTCTAGCTAAGCCACAGGCTACCGGAGAGGAAATGAAACGTGCCGTCAGTTCATTGCGCACCATTGCGGATGGAATGCGTGGCGATAAGGACTATGCGGTGCGTGAATTGGCGTATCGTCTAGATGACGTTCGTGGTGTTATACGAGACGCACAGGAGCGGCAGAATCCGGGTTCGGCAAAAGCACTACAGGCTATCGACTCGGCCTATGCGATCTTTGCTCGCGCACAACAGGCATCGGTGAGGCGTACCGCATCGGAGGGGTATTTTATGCCGAGTGACCTGCTTGCGTCCATCAAGCAGCAGGATAGGACCGTTCGTAAAGGGTCGTTTGCTCGCGGCGAAGCTCTAACCCAAGACTTCGCCCAATATGGACAAGCGGTGTTGCCATCAAAGATGCCCGATTCCGGTACAGCGGGGCGCTATCTCTACGACGGTCTGCTGATGGCAGCGGGGACTGCTGCGGCAGAGGGTGGTTACGCAACCAATAAGCTGATTGGTGCGGGCACTGGAATAGGTGCTGGTTCGCTGCTTTATACCAAGCCCGCTCTCGCAGCCGCGAATGCTCTGGCCAGTCCGGGACCGGGCAGGGCGGCGGTGGGGGCAGGTGTGCGCAAAGCCGCGCCTTATCTAGGGACTGCCGCTGCTCCGTCTGCGCTGCAAGAGGAAAAACAGACCTATCAGGGACCGCAACAATAATGCGGCTGTTGATTGTTGACCCAACCGGAAATGCCCTGGACTTTGCGATGCGTTCGCAGCGCGATGGTCACGAAGTCAAGATGTTCATATTTCAGAATGAAAAAACCAAAAACATTGGCAGGGGTCTTGTAGAGATAGTTGACGATTTCAAAACTTGGTTCCGTTGGGCGGATATCGTGTTCGCGAGCGACAATACAAAATACCTTAGAGACTTCGCTTCGCTCTCCAAGGATCATGCAATTCCGTTAATTTCTCCCAATGAAGAATCTGCGGCGTGGGAACTAGACCGTAAGGTTGGGCAGGACGTATTCAAAAAGCACCACATCCCCACCATCCCAAGCAAGGAATTTAGCGACTACGATTCGGCCATAGCACATGTCAAGAAACACGATACGCGTTTTGTTTCAAAGCCGTGGGGTGGTTCTGACGACAAGGCACTAAGCTACGTTTCTCAGTCTCCGGCAGATATGATCTACATGCTGGAACGATGGAAGAAGCTAGGAAAACTCAAGTCGGCATTTCTGTTGCAGGAATTTGTGCCGGGTGTGGAAATGGCGGTCGGTGGATGGTTTGGACCGGGAGGATTCAATGAGGGATGGTGCGAAAATTTCGAGTTCAAAAAACTGATGAATGACGATCTTGGCCCCGCGACAGGAGAGCAGGGCACTGTCCTTAGGAACGTAAAGACCTCCAAGCTTGCCCGCAAAGTATTGGCCCCATTGGAAAATGCTCTCGCCAAGCTCAACTACGTGGGTTATGTTGATGTCAATACGATTATAGATGATAAGGGCAATCCATGGCCGTTGGAATTTACCATGCGTCCAGGATGGCCAACTTTTTGCATCCAGGAACCATTGCGCACCGGAGATAGCGTCGAATGGCTGATGAATCTGGCGAAGGGGCTAGACAGCCGCAACCTGATCTACGACAGGATCGCGGTGGGTGTGGTGCTGTCCATACCAGACTATCCCTACTCGCACCTGACACGGAAGGAAGTGGTGGGGGTGCCGATCTATGGTCTGACGGAGAGCCTATGGAAATCGTGGCACCCCTGCGAAATGAAAATGGGCGACGACGTGCCGAATCAGGTGGCGGGGAGCCACATCAAAATGCCGATGCCGGTGACGGCGGGGGATTACGTGGGAGTGATGACGGCGACGGGAAACACGGTAAAGGACGCGGCGCTCAGTTGTTACCGCCGATTGGAAAAATTGATAGTGCCGAATTCAAAAATGTGGCGTTCCGACATCGGCAAGAGATTGGCGAAGCAACTCCCGCAGATTCAGAAATACGGCTACGCGACGGGAATAGTCTACTCCCCGACAAGCTAGAAAAGGCAACCAACCTTGCTCTGGACTACTGCGCGGAAATCCTCAAGGAAGTCATCCCGGCCAAAAAGGACCCGGCCTTTGCTGTTGTGCTACGGGCCAAGGGTGTGGCCGCACAAACCGTTGTTACATTGTTCGCCCGCACCAACGACACCGCATTGAAGCGCGAAACCCTCAATGAGTTTGCCGACCTGATCCGCATTATTCAGGAAGAAAAGTTGAAGCTGATCTCACAATAGCGCGGTGCTTCCATAATATGCGCTCCATCAGCCATTCCGAAATGCGGTCTATCGAGAACTCCAATATTCCAAGGTTACGGCAGATGATCCCGGCCACCGTTATGGCTGCGGCAAATTCAGCCAGCGCATTGAACTTGATCCTCCGGGTTCGGGAAGCCATACCAAACTCATCGGCATATTGCTTGAACGCAGCCTTGGCCCATTTGCGATTCTCTGGCTGCACCAGCCATGACAGATAGGCGTGACCGGCATTGCCACGGTTATTTATCAGGGTGGGGAGTATCTGCTGGTGCATGATGCGGTTTAGTCCTTCTGGTATGATCCATTTCAACTCCAAGACTCGCCGCTTTCTGGGGCCCTGATAGATCATCTTGACCACACTAACGGTCGATGCTGTTGCCAGAATTGTTTTCTGTTTGGAGCGGATCAGATGCCATATGGTCGATGAAATAATGCCGGGGTCGATAAGTTCGAGGCGGTTATAGATTGCCGGGAGGTTGCCGAGGCTGCGTGTTGTCAACTGTTGAGAAACCGAAGGATTATCGTTGCCGAGGAACAACCCGTCCGGTTTTCCCCATGCCGAGGCTATAGCTGCCATCATCAGGTCGAGGGTCACAGACCTGCGGCAGAGATAGCAGATCACCGGAGTTTCATGGGACTGGAATCGCATGAGCGGGGCTGCGAACGAATGCAGCAATGCTATCGACAACGGTTCACAGCGCGATGCAAATAGCGTGTTAGCTGCGGTTGACCACTCCCCAAGAGAGCCGTCACGCTCACCCAACAGCCGGCAGCGCAACTGCAATGGGTCGCTG